ACCGCCATTTTTTCGACTTCGAACAGGTCGCCGCCAGTCGCTGCATGGACGCCGTTCTGCGGCACGCCGAGCGGCGGATCGCCGATGCGATCTTCAACGCGACGACGTTCGCCAGCTACACCACGGCCGTTGACGACGAGTGGGATGACCTGACGAATGCCGACCCCGTCGCCGACGTCGAGACCGCCAAGGCGGCCGTCTGGACACAAACGGGGCTTGACGCCAATTGCCTGGTGATCAACCGGGACGTGTTCAACAACATCCGCCGCTGCGAAAACGTGATCGACAAGATTCACAGCGAGGGCGCCGGAAAGTCGATCGTCCAGGCGGACATCACCGCCGAGCAGATCGCCCGGGTGTTCAACCTGCGGTATGTGCTGATCGGATCGGGCGCCCAGAACTCGGCGAACCCCGGCCAGACGCGATCGCTGTCGCGGATCTGGTCGAACGAGTACGCCATGGTCTGCCGGATCGCCGAAACGAACGACATCGCCGAGCCGTGCATTGGCCGCACGTTCCACTGGGCCGAGGACGGCAGCGACATCATGGCGACGTTCGAGACCTACCGCGACGAGCAGAAGCGAGCGGACATCGTGCGGGCCAGGAACGAGACCGCCGAGAAGATGCTCTATACCGAGTGCGGGCATCTGCTCAGCAATATCACGACCGCATCCTCGAGCAGCAGCTAATCCGAGAGTGCTTTTCCCCTTGCGTCGGGGCGGGCGGGGCGCCGCGAGCAAACCGCCCGCCCGCCGCATAGCGCGATTGGAGACCTGCTGCGATGACTGCCTTTGACGACCTTTTCCGCGACGTCGGCGGAGGCGTGCTCGACGACTGGTTTTCCGAGCCGGTCGCGGCGCGCTACTTCGACGGCACCGGCACGCTCGTCGGGACCTATACGATCTTGCTCGGACCCGAGAAGGCGGAAGAGGGCACCGATGACCGGGGCTACCGGAACCGCTACCGGCGGCCAGCCACGATCAACAAATCGCCCGGGATGTCATTCGACGCGGTCCCGATCGAGGTGACCGGCTCGTTTGTCGTCACCGAGGATGAGGAGGATGTGACCTACGCAGTCGCGGAGATCACGGCCAGGACGCAGGCTGCCGTCAGCATGACGCTGCGCCGAACAGGGGCCGTCAGACGGAGGGCGCAAGGGGAATGACAGGCCAGATAGCGATCCACGGAGCGGAAGGGGCGGTGGAGGGCGCCGTGTTCAATCGCTCTAAGCATGACCAAGGACAAACCAAGACGGGCCGGAGTAAGACGATGGGCTCTCCGATCTCGCACGCGATCCAGGGCATTCTCGGCGCTGGCGCATTCCTCGCGGCGCAGGCGGCGACGGCAGATGGCGTCGATTGGGTGTCGGCGATCGAGCGGCTCGGGCTGGCGATCGCCCTGGTGGCGTTTTTCGTCTGGACCGGCTGGCAGCGCGAGCAGCGGATGGGCAAGCGGATCGATTACCTCGAGAAGCAGGCGAGCTCCCTGGGCAGCAAGCTGGCGGCCCTGACGGAGCTGGTTACCGAGGCGCTGAAGCGTGACACGACGGTGATCGCTGACGCGATCGCAACGCTCCACGGCCGTCCGTGCATGGCGTTTAAGAATCATGATGAATTCGCCGCATGGCAGCGCGGCAAGGACCGGAAGGAATAAACGCAACCAATGCCGATGGGAATCTGGTCAGAGCCTGAGCTGCGTGTGGCGACGATGCTGAGCGTCTTGGAGGCGTTCCAGGACTTCGTCGAGATCGCAGGCTCGAGCGGCGAGGATCCTGCGGACCTGGCCCTGGAGCGGATTCATTACGAGGGCCTGCCGGAACCGGAGGATGACGAGACCGGCCAGTACACCCTCGACGAACTGGAGGACTACCGGCCGTGCGCCATTGTGACGGTGCCGGCGAAAAATGGGTGGAGAGCTCGGTCCACCGCGGAGCAAACCTGGGTGCCGAGCGGCAGGGTGATTGTCGATCTTTATCGGTCGTTGACGACCAACCGGCACGGATTGCCGACTGCCGCCGACATCCAGGATTTTCGCGACGACGTCGGCGAGATCATCGAGGGCCTGCTCGGCCTGCCGTGGTCGGAGCCGTACCTGGCTGTTCGCGGCGTTGAGGTGATTGACGGGCCGTTCTGGGGACCGCCCGACATGGTCCAGGATGAGGGCCTCTGGATCGGCGTGCAGATCGGATTGGATTGGTGAGATGGAAGACTTCAAGGCCAGAATCAAATACTTCGGCGCGGTGCCGGGCGCTGCGTTCAGCGCCGCGCAGATGAAGTCTCTGATTCTGGAGGCCTGGAGCATCGTCGGCGAGGACTGGCACCGCCGCCTGCGGCCGAAGCACTTCACCAACGCAGGCGCCCGCGAGTACGGTTATCAGCCACGCAAGGGAGAGGCGGGCAACCAGGCGGCCAAAGGGTTCCGCCGCAGTTACACGGGTCGCAAGCTGGCGGCCAAGGGGCATACGCGGCCGCTTGTCTGGTCGGGCGAGCTCGAGCAGCTCAGCCGCGCCAAACGCATCGAGGCCCGGGCCTTTGCGACACGAAGCAAGGTTCGCGTCGTGATGCCGCTGGCCGCCAAGGCGAATTTCCGCAATCCGCACAGCCAGATCAACATGCGGCAGGAGCTGACGACGATCTCGCCCGGTGAGGGCGGTGAGCTGGTCGAGCTGCACAACCGCAGCATGAATGACCGACTCAACCGGCAAGCCGGAACGCAAACCACAACCATAGGCTGACGGAGGCTATCCGATGTCCGTTTCCGCAACCCATACCCACTATGCGATTCGCCTCAACGACACGTCTCCGACGTTGATCGGCGGAATCATCCGCCAGAACATCGCCACCGGGAGCCAGGTCAACGGCGAGGCGACGAGCGGCGAGGTCTATCGGCGGTTTCTGGCGCTCTACAGCCAGAAGGTTGCGCCGGGTTTTTCGACGTACGCAATCGCCACAGCCCTCGCCGCGATCGCACCGCCCGGCCTGAACATCGGCAGCCTGGCCAGCGGTTTGGATTTCTTCGCGCAGAAGAACCTGCTCGGCGGGACCCGTGCGGGGGCGACCAGCCATCGGCAATTCACGTTCAATGCGGGAATCATCGTCCCGCGGCGGCTGTCCGTGGATCACGGAGGGGACGCGATCCTCGACTACGAGGCGGTCGTGATCTACGACGGGACGAACGACCCGATCGTGATCACGGATTCGGTGACCCTGCCGACGCCGATCACAGACAACGAGCGGTACGCGATGGGTGCGATGACGATCGGCGGAACGACCGTGGCGGCGAAGACCCGCTGGTCGATCGAATTCGGCTGCAACGCGATCGGCCAGGCGGCTGACGGTGACATCTGGGACACGTTCGCGCACATCCGGACCCAGGACAGCGTGTTGACGGTCGAGTCGGTGGACGTCGAGTTGCTCAAGGCGGCCAACATCCCCCTTGTCGGCAAAACAGCTACCCACGCGACGACGACGCTCTATCTGCGGAAGCGATCGGCGACCGGCTTTGTTGCCGATGCCACCGCGGAGCACATTTCGATGACGGCCGACGGTCTGATTGTTCCCGACGAGGCGTTCTCGTCCGACGGTCAGGCGCCCGGGCGCGTGACATTCACGATGCCCCTGAAATACGACGGGACCAACGCGCCGTTGACGATCGACACGACGGCAACCCTTTAACGCAGGAGGATGGCAATGAGTTCTGGGACGATTCAGATCGTGGCCAGCATCGGCGGAATTAAGGAGACGATGAATATCGTCCGCTCCGCGGCCGCAACGATTACGGTGGAGTCGACGCTCGACGCAGGCCAGGCGGGGACGCTGTCCACAAGAACGGGCGACACCGAAGGGACCTTGACTCTCGGCGCCGGCCACGGAATCACCGACGGCGAGACCATCGCGATCTTCTGGACCGGCGGCGTGGCATACTTAGCGACGGTGGGCACAGTTGCCGGAACATCGGTGCCGTTCACCGGAGCGGCCGGCGACGTGCTGCCCGACGAGGGCACTGCAATTGTAGCCGGAGTCATGGAGGCCCACGACGTCGAGTTTGACGGCGACAACCTCGAAATGCTGATCGCGACGTTCCGCCAACGCGGCGTTGTCGTGTTCGAGGACTGGGGCGGCTCCGGCGGCGCCGGCGATGCGGTTGTGGACGCGGCGGACATCGCCGCCAACGAGTCCTACCTGTTCATCGCCGATGTCATCGCAACCAACCCGCTCACGGGCAATGCGGTCGATCAGGTGTGGATCGCCAACGGGGATTCATCCAATAGCTCGCTGTTCAAGCTGGCCGCGCTCTACAACTCTGAAGCATGACACCATGGCTGGATTTCTGTATTTCCTCGAGGGCTGCGGTGCGGGCCAGGTGGCCGACGTGTTGCCGCTGCGCGGACTGGCTCACCTGTCGTCCGAGCGGATGCGCGTCCGCGGGGTCTCGTGCGGCCCGGGCAAAGCCGATGGGGTGGTGATTGCGGACCGCGACCAGGTCGACGCCGGACAGGTTGGATACTGGCCAGATAAGCAGGCCTGGTTCAGGGTTCCCAAGGCGTCGGCCTGGTGCGGTTTTTTCACAGACGTGAAGCCGGGACCGGCAGACCTGGTCCGCGCTCGTCTGGTCCCCGGTGAGGACGTCGAGTTGGGCGACGGCAATCTCTGGCACGTCCCCCACGCAATCGACTATGGCGGGCCTGGCTTGCCGCGCGTGATGCAGCTCGATGACGAGGGCCACTGGGTGCCCGGCGATATCGTGGCCGAATATCGCACGCTCTGGGATCTCGCCTGGGAGTGGCGCGATGCGATCGACCAGCTCTGCGCCTGGGGCGATGAACACGAGCGCGACGGTCAGCCGACATTCGACGGTTACGCCGATCCGCGTCTGGAGTTCAATTGGATTTTCTCCCGATCGGTCCAGGTCCTGCAAACGAATTACGCGATCGGGCCAACGGAGGCCTCTGCCCTTGGTCTGTTCGTTACCGGGAGGCAGTGGGCGATCCTGCAAGCGCTCTGCGATTCCCAGGGCCTGCAAAAGATCATGGAGGGCGCTGTCGCCGAAGATCAAAAAAAAACGGACGCTTCGNNTGACGGGCTACTGGCCGACGGTCGCCGACGTGATGGCCGCCGCGATGGAGATCGGAGAGCCGCCGCCGGTCGTCGTTCAAAACCAGAGTTTCACGATTCGCCGCTGATGAGCTGAAGTATGCCTGGTCCGCAAATCGTTGTCGAAATGGACGCCAATGAGGCCAAGCTCTGGTCCGCATACCAGCGGATCATTCAGGGCGAGACCCAGATGGAAGCTGGGATGAAGAAGGTTTCCCGGGCGACAAACGAGGCGGCCAAGGAACAGCGGGACCTGGAGCGGTCGGCCAAGCGGGTCCTGGACTCGATCGCCACGCCGCAGGAGAAGTTCAACCAGAAGCTCCAGGAGCTCGGCAGGCTATTCACCGCCAGCAAGCTCACGGCGGAGCAGTTTCGCGCGGCGGTGACGAAAGTCAGGACCGAATACGACGCCCTGAATCGGGTCGTCGATACACAATCGCAGACGCTCGAGAAGGCCGCCCAGGCTGGAACCAGGGCGTTCGGTCCGCAGATGCTTGCATCGGTCCGCGGGCTGCTCGGCGCACTCGGTATCGGGACGGGATTGGCAGGCGCCCTCCAGTTGGTCAACAACGAGTACGACGCTCTCAAGGAGCGGCAGGCGTTGGCTGCCAGGGAATCGATGAGCGTTGCTGACGCTCAAATCAAGGCCCTGCGAAATCTGAGCCCGAAGAGTGCCGCGGAGCGTGATGAGTTCATCGCGAATATTCAGGCCCTCGCGATGGAGACCGGCGTTCCGACGAAAGACCTCTACCTCCGCGCCGGATCCGCGATGTCGGCCAGAGGCGCACTATCCAAGGAGGCGGCACTGGCCGCCGTGGGCGCATCGGCTCGACTTGTGCCGGAGGACATGGGAGAGGGCGAGATCGTTGCCGGTGCGGCACTCGACTTGATGAAGGTTGCAGGCGCGACGAATGCCGAGGCTGCAATCGGTTTCTTGATGGAGACGGTCGAACGATCGCGGATCACAAAGACCGGCCAGGTCGCCAAAAATGTCGTTCAGCCGATGATTGCGAGCATGATCCGCGGCGACCAGGCCAGCGAGGCGGCCGCCCTGTTTGCGGCGATCACAACCGGGTCAGGCGACGTCAAGGGCGAGATGTCCGGAACGGCGATGGCGACCCTCGCCCAGCAGCTTGCCGAGACATTCCCCGAGCTCGGGTCGACGCGAGCTAGGATCGAGGCCATCCAGCGCAGTCCCCAGATGCAGAAGAGGATCATTCCAGAGCTGAAGGGGGAGTCGAAGACCCGCGGCGTGATGGAGCAGCTCCTCCGCGGCGAAGGCGGGGTGAGTGCGGCCTACTCGCAATACCTGGAGACGATGCCCGACATCGAGGGATCTGAAGAGACGTTCCGCCGCCTGGCCGGGATGGTCGCCGGGACGGAGTTGCAGAAGACGGCCAGGTTCGCCCGCCAGATTCAGGCCACAACCGAGGGGCTTGCCGTGGCCGACCAGACGGGCGCGAGGATCGGCGCGATCCGCGAGCAGTTCGTGCCGCTGCTCAAACAGACGGGGATGGGCGACCTGGCAACCAAGCTCGAAGGCCTCGGCGTGCGAGCCAGCGGCGATGAGCTGTCTGGGTTTATGGCCAGTCTGGCCGAGCAGGAGGGCCGCCTGCGGATGCGTGGCGGCGGGGCGTGGCGAAGGTCGGAGCGTGAACGCATCGGCGAAGAGGCATTCGCCGCACGCGAGCGGACCAGGGAGGCCCAGGCCGAGGTGCTGTCGGCTTTGCGGGACGTCTATGAGCGGCTGGCTGCGCCCGATCCGCAGATGGATCAGCAGACGGCGCTCCTGAGCAAGATCGCCGACAACACTGCGCGGGCTGCCGGCGATCGGCGGCCGGCGGTGCCCGCGGCCTCGGCGTCGGCCAACACTGCGAACCGGGAGTAACCATGGCCGAGTCGATCGGGACGTTCACATTCCTTGCCCTCCGCGGCACGCCGATCTGGCCCGTCGAGCAGATCAAAATCATTCAGCGTGCTGGCGTCGACGGCTCGGCGTTCTTATTCACCGGCAAGCGGTGCCCGCCATTCCAGCTCTTGTCGATCGTCGACGCGGCGGACATGGAAACCGGCGCCGCAGGCCTCCTGCTCTACCAGGCGTTGATCGATGATGCGCCGGTCGCGTTGGTCCAGGGCGGCGTCGACTGGTCCGAGGCCGGGCTGTACGTGAAGGTCCTCGACGTGCAGCAGCGGGCGCTCTATGCGGCCCTCGTGGCCGGAGGGCTGACGGCCGGAAGCACGGCGATTCTTGAGGCGGTCTGGACGCTCCAGGGGCTGGAATACAGCGGAGCAGGCAGTAGCTGATGAGCGACGGCACAATCACATCATCGACCGATATCATCCGCCACGCGCCGGTGGTGACGGTCTACACGCGCGTCAAGTGGGCCGACGAATGGACCGAGCAGTCGCGGGTCTATGCTGACCGCATTCGCATCGGCTCGTCGCCCGAGGGCTCAAGCGCCGTTTTTGTCGTGGACGTCGGCGCCGGGTGGGATGATTCGGACGTCGACATTCAACATTTCGAGCCGCTCGATCTACTCGGCCAGTACGTCAAGGTCGAGGTCCAGCGGCAAGACATGATCGACGACGGCTCCGGCGGGGAGATGCTGCCGCCGGCGTTCTTCTGGTACGGGATCATCACCGAGGAGGGCGGGGTACGCGAGGGGGCCAAGAACTACACGGTCGTCGAGCCGACGTCCGGCGGCGGTCCGGCAACCGTCCGCGTGCTGTTGCGGACACAGGTCTTTCAGGCTGTGGGCCTGGAGAGTGTGTTCGACAAGGTCTACATCGACAAGTCATATGTGCAGTCTGAGACGGAGCTTGGCGAACTGACCGTGATCCGGCGGCCGCTGACTTTCAACGAGCCGCATCACTACGAGGGGACCGGCAACCGCACGAATTTCAACGTGCTCGGCCCTGCCGGCGAAACCTGCTATGCGTTCTCGCGCAATCTCCCGAGCGGCGTGGTCTGGTCGACCCGCGACATCATCGACTACCTGGTCGCATTCTTCCGGCCGTTGAGCTGGGANNGAGGGGGCCGTCCTGCCGGACTGGGACCAGCCGATTGTGCGCGTGACGGGAACAACGACGGTCAGACAGATGCTCGACCGTCTGCTCGACCGCCGCAGATTGCTCGGCTGGTGTGTCACTGTCGATGAAACGACCAGCCCCCACACGATCCAGATCGAGGTCTTTTCGTTCGTTTCCAGCGCGATCAGCCTGCCGAGCGGGGCGACCCAGGCGGCCAAATCAGGATGCGATCGACTTTGACAGCGCCCTCGACGTCCGCGCGTCGCTGACCAAGTCCGACCGGCACTACGCCGACCAGGTGATCGTTCGCGGCGCCCGCAAGCGGAGCTGCTTCTCGCTGGCCTACGACGACGGGACGCTGGTGGCCGACTGGGCCGCGGCGGATGAAACCGATTACGAGAATGGCCCGGCGAGTCTGCCGGAAACGGAGGCGGACCAGA